GGGAATCTCGCTGCCCATGTATGGGCATACGTTCGCTTTCGAGATGTTGCAATCCGTGACGACCAAGTGACCGTCAATTGTTTCCATGCGTCGGTCGAACGCGAGCCGGCGCGCCGAATCCATTGCTGAGCCGCAGTCGGGCTCCAACGCAAGTTCGTCCTCGTCCATGTCCATTTCGCAATCGCCACTCAGCGCAGCAAGCGCGGCCTTTTGGTGCTCCAACTCTTTTTCGCCCGCGGCAATCGCCTTTAAGATTTCCTCTTTGGACGGGCTGGCGTCGCCACGCTGTTTCGAGTACGCAATGGCGACGGCCTGCTTTTGGGGCTTGCCGGCCGCAATCTCGACCTCGACGTTATGCGAGAACGCCTTTTCCGATTTTCCAGATGATAGGGGCATGGCGGCATGATAGCGCGCCAGCGGGGATTATGTCTAACGGGCTCGACGCCGGGCCGCCCGGATGTAATGCCCATTGCCTGCGCGCGCCCTCGCCTCGGCTTGCTCGATAGTCTCGAACGCCGGTATGACGGCCTTGCTCGAACAGCGGCAATTGATGAGTTCCCCGGGCATCACATATTGCCCCACGGCCGAGTCATACATGCCCTGCGCGATGCGATAGGCTTTCCCGCTCATCGCCACGTGAGTTTTCCGCGGGACCTTGCCGCCGGCCGAATGCTGCCATATGGCATGTGTGATGCCCAATTCCTGCCGCCGCGCGCGCTCGATAATCGCCTTGGCTTTCTGGTTTTGGTCGCGTGCAATTGTGGCCGCCCGCTCGACACTCACCCCGTAGGTTTTGCGTAGTTCGGTGCCGAGCGCGTGCATGTCGGCGCCTCTCATCACGCTCGTCCATACTTTGCTCTGAACATCCTTGAGGTATTCTTGCGGAATCGACTTGATGAGGTTGACTTGTTCCGCAATGACCGCCTGATACGCGGCGGCGCTGGCGGGCGTCGGCGTGAACTTCACAGTGAACCCGGCGTCCTTGAGAGCCGCGCGCATCTGCATTTGGGTCATGGTGAATGACTTGTTGGCGAACTGTTTGGCGAGTTCCACCGCAAGTCCGTCGAATCTTGATACCCAACGGTCGCCCCATTTCACGAGGGCGCGCTTGATGAGTACCGAGGGGTTCGCCGCGTCCTTGGCAATCTCGGGATTCTCTATGGTGCCATAGGTCGCGAAAATCCCCCGCTGCACTTCGTCGTGCATTGCGGTGATGAGTTGCTTGAGCGCGTCGTAATAGAACGCCTGCACCCCGGCGTTCGCATGGATGGCGCGGACAATTACCGGCTTGCCCGTGTCCTCGTCAAGTGCCGCGCGTAGCATGGGCGTCGTGGAAATCTAGCATGAGGCGACCGACCTTGTTGGCAAATTCGGGCAACGTGCCGTCGTTGTCCAACACTAAGTCAGGCTCTACGCCCTTGTCGCTGACATGCGAGGATGCCACGGAACCGGGCCGGCGAATCTCAACCACGATGCCATCCATGTTCCGCACCAACGCTGCTTCGTTCTCGAAACGGCAATCAGTGATGACCGCTGCGCGCGTGCAGCCATGGTACGGCGGCAGTGCTTCAAGCCGGCGGCGCATGTGGCGCAACCAAAAGTCTTGACCGAAATTGTTGCGCATCGCCTCGGTGCCGAAACGTTGCAGAAAGTCCCGCGTGGTAAAACCCCACTCAGGCAACACGGCCTCGCGGTCAAAGCCGTGCTCGCCGTTCATCTCCCACCGCTCGCGTCCGAGGAGGATGGCCGCTGCGTCTTTCAGCGGGTCCGCAAATGCAACACGGACGTACCCGTGCAGCACGAGCCATTCCGCGGCCGTGTCCTTACCCGACCGCGGAAGCCCCGTAAATGCAATCAGCTTAATCATTTGGGAATACTTGACCAAGCTGCTTTCGGGCCGCGCGCGGGAGCGTCGCAGAACACTTCCATTGCCCAGTTCACGCCGATGTCCGGGTGAGTGGTGAACAGATTTTGCGATGGCGGCGAGGGACGATAGTTGTTGTCAGCCGCGTACTCATCGTATCCCTTCAAACAGTTGTTCACATGGATGTGTGCAAGCACGATGCGTTGATGCCAGTGTCCGCACTCCAAAATGTCAAACTGCTGATCGACAGCGGCGTTGCGTTGCTGCTTTTTCTGCGTGCCGCGCATGATGGGACCAATGGCGCCGATGATGCTATCTGACGCCTTGAACTGATCGCCATGAGTGAGCATGTAGCGGGTGTTATAAATCCGGTACAGCGCGTCCGCCGAATCGGGAATGTAGAACACAATGCGTGCATCGTCCTTGAAGCGCTCGGCCAAGAACTGATAAAGCAACCAACCAAACGAGGTATCGTTGCGGTCCTTATGCCACGTCTTTTTCGTGTTGCGATCATGGTTGCCGCTGACGCACGGGATGAACACGTGGCCGAACACATCGGCGAGAATCTTGATTGCGGCCACGAGTTCACGGTAGAGGTCGAGCACGACAGGCATGATGTTTGCCTCGTTGGTCGCTGCAAGTTCCTCGTGGATGTTGCCGCCCACCATGTCGCCGCCGAGCTTGAGCACGAACCCGGGATAGCGCATTTGCGGGTCAAGAATCTTGAGGAGTTTGATAGCTCGCTCGACCGTGTGCCGCAATCGGCGCCGCGCGATGGTCAGGTTGAACTCGTTGACGCCGTTGACTTGGCTTGGCTTCACGACTTCGCCCCAATGCAAATCGCTCAACATGAGTCCGGGCACGCCCGGCGCATCGGCCGTGATGCTCGGTTTGATGACCCAATCGGGAATGCGCAAACTCTCGGTTTCTAGCCGCGCAGTGCCGATGATTTCTCGGATGATGCCGGCATTGACTGCCTCGGCCTTTGCCTGCGCCAACTCGGCGCGCAGATTCAGGATGATTGTTGCGGGGTCGTGTTTGAGCTTTAGCTCATCGACTGATTTTGACTTGGGCACGTTTACAGTTCCTCAGATGTCCATGGGCGGAAAGCGTTAGGATAATCCTTACACGCCTTGGCCGCCATCTTTGCATCGGCGAACCACACGTTGCGGTCCGATTTCTTGCTGTTGAGAGCCGCAGCCACGACGACATGCTTGGCGAACAGCTTGCGCATATCGGCCACATCGTTGTTCGCGAGGCCGGCGCGTTTCATAAAATCAGCCTCGTATTCGTAACTTTCCTTGCCCTCGCTCTTAATCATCGCGGCAAAGGTAGCCTCTACCTTGCGCGGGTTGACAACCTTTTTGTCGTGCCCAGCCCGCAAACTCTCAATGCTTTTCGCTGTCGCCATTTCTCTCGCTCCTACTTTGGTTTGACTAACGCGCCCTTCACATAGATGCCGCGGGCCGGGGCGTTGGTCGGCACTCGGGGAAATCGGTCACGGCGCTCGGCCGGTTTGTTGGGGTCCACTTCACCCGTCATGGCGGCGTCGCGAATCTGGCGCATGCTTTGCTTTGGCTGTCTCATCAATCGCACCCTTTGCCCACTTCGCTAACTCCCGCCGCATAGTAGTCTGCTTGTTGATTATATTGGTCAGCATCGACCCAACCCCGATTGTCGCACCAATAACCCCATCGCCTGCGCGCGGGCCATCGTAGCCACAGGGTCCATACGGGTTTCGGGCTCATGAGTGAGACTCGGTGCAATGCTTCGGCCTTGCGGAAGTATGGCACGAGCGGCCAGCGAAAGCGCGTCACATCTCGATACCATCGGCCGCTAGGGGTATCCCAATTCCAACCGTTGCGATACATATACCCGGCGCTTGCATCATGTATGCGCCATTCGCGGATTGTCTCGTTGTATCCTTCGCCGAGGATGATGCTGAGATTGTCGGCCTTGTGGTCATGCGGCGCACGGTCCGAATCGGAACGTAGCCACTTGTGCAACGAGAGTTGCCAGCCGCGCCACACAAATATGTGCCATCGTTTGGTCTGCGGGTCGTGGCGCGGCCCGATAATCAAATCAGGTTTTAGCATGGTGTAGGACGGACTATACCGACTTTAACGCTCGCGTCAACCGCTTGTCTTAGCCTTAATGGGTACGGCCGGTTTCTTGGCCGCCGCTGCCGCCGAGATGCCTGTTTTGAGCAAGTCGTGGTCGCGGTCCTTGTCCGCCTCGCTTGACGCATGCTCGCGCTGCGCAGCGCCCTCGGGGTCCTCCTCGGGCATTTCCGGTTCCTCTGACTCGGGCGCGTTGCCCGTGAGGTTCGAGTAGCCGCTGTCCGGGTCGGACTGTAAGCGCTTGCGCTCCTCGTCCGCGGTGATGATGCCATTGGTGACGTATACTGCACCCGCGTCCGCGTCGCTCTTGCGAATCTCGGACAATTCCTTTTGCGTCGGCTCGTCAAGCGTAATCCAATGTATCACGAGGTCGTCGTCAATCTCGCCGAACAAATCACACTGTACGGCCCACAACAAAATTTCCAAGTGCGGCTGAAACAGGTTCACTTGGTAAGCATTGACCCAATCGTACCAAACCTGTATTTCCCCCTCGCCGGTCGCGTTGAGCCCCGTGGGCGTGACGCCGAACAGTTTGACAAGCGGGATGTGGTTGGGCGCGCTCATGTGCTCTTGAGACTGCGCTTGCAGTTTGTCGAGCGACGCCAACGACGCCTCGGCGAACTCCAACAATTCCTCATCCTTTTGAATCGCGGCGACGGCTTGGTTGTTGCGCGTCAATGTGAACTCTTGCAGGCGCGGGAGTAGGCCCGTTCCCTCGGCGCCATCCTCAAGCGTGGCGTTGAGGTTCGTGTGCAGCACAGGCACCGAGAAATTCGATATGAGTGTGCCGACCGAGTTGCGCGTGCGCAGCCACGATTGCACGTAAGGAATCTCAAGCTGCGTAAGCGAGATGCCGCCAAAATTGTACGCGGGCTTGAGGAGGTCGGGGACCTCGCGACCGATAAACGTGAGCATGCGAGTACAGTGGGTTTTGCGGCCCATGATGTACCACGAGGTCGGCTTGTAAAAATCCTCACGCTCGGGCCGGTCCGCATTCCACGAGTACGGCGTTGTCCAATACGGCTCGATACACTGAATGCTCTTGAGCGTGCCTTTGCCGACGCTCTTAGGCATTCCGTCCTTGCTCAAGTCGAGCGGCAATTGCCGTTTCGTGTCATCCGCGTTGTCGATGTTCAGGAATATATGCGACAGTCCAAAGAGGCCGTCAAGCAACGCCGCGCGGC